TTATTCGCCTTTTTTCAGCGTCACGAAGTTCTTCTCGCCGTTGTGCTGGACAAGCATGATGAGCGACACGCCGGAGCCCCATTTGTTGGCGATGTAGGTTTTTACGGCTTCGCGGTCCATGCCGTTTAGGCTCATGCCATTGATTTCGAGGATTGCGTCGCCGATGGCGATTTTTCAGTGCGCCGCGCTGCCTGGTTTTACGTCGATGACTCCGCCATTCTCTCCAAGGACGAGGCCGAGTTCCTTCTCGCGCTCATTGCCGGAGCCTGGAAGCTGGTTGACGGCTTCGTTGCGCACTTCTTCGACCGGCGTACCGTCCAGCACGTGCTTAACCTCGGACAGCAGCGGAATGAGGTGATCTATCGAGCGTTTGCGCATGGTGCGCCCAGCGATTATTTCCATCTGAGACACCATTAGCCGCACGTTGCCGTCGCGCTCTATGAGGTTGCATTTTACGGTGTTGAGCTTCGTCGGCTCGAAGAAGCCGTCACCGAAAGATTTCTGAAAGGAAACCATGTAAGGCGTCACTTCGTCGATGGTGAAGTTCTTGCCGGTGAAAATCTCAATGAGAGCATCCTGTACCTGGGCGGCTGACACGTCCATTATCGTCGTGGTGTAGAGCGACGCGGCGGAGGCCGTTGACGTAAGAGTAAAGATGAGCGCGAGCGTTGCGAGGAATTTTTTCATATCATGTGTGCTCCTTAAAAGATTTAAAACGCCCTTCTGGGCTTCGTCCTCTTAATGATTGAGACAACCTTGCCGACAATGCGGAACCAATTACTATCTGCGGCATATTCCTTATCGACTTTAATGGCGCCGTAGTTAGGATTAGCCGAACGAAGTTCTACTGAGCCGTCTGGATTCCAGATTACCCATTTGACGAACCAATTATCATTCCATACGACGAGCGCCATGTCACCACTGATAACGTCTTCTGCGGGGTTGATGACGGCGACGCTGCCTTCCTCAAGTCCTGCGCCTTCCATACTGTCTCCCTCGGTGTGAATCGCAAACGGCTTGCGAAGATCGTCATAGCGCTGCAAGTCTGAATACTCAATGAAAACCGTTTCACCAGCTTGAAGTTCTACGCCAGAAAGGCCGTTTCCGACTCCGCAGCTTGCGGCCGTGGCGATGTCTAACAGAGGGATTTCGAGCATTTTTACATGCGATACATTAGCCGCTGGTGTCCCAAATAACATATCTGGTGTTATTTGAAGTGCTGTGGCAATTTTTAGTAAATTGTCAGATTGTGGGATGCGTTCTCCTTTTTCATAAAGATATATCGAATTTTTAGAAAGCCCAACGATCTTGCCCAATTCTTCTTGGCTCATTTTTTGCGCTTCTCTGTATATCCGTATGCGTTCCCCAATATTCATAGCATCACATCCTATTCATATTTATAGAATACACACTATAGTATGAAAATACAATAATCCTATAGTGGGATTTTGTCTTGACATAAATATGCTATAGTGTTATTTTGTTTTATGTAAAATCCAACTAAAGGAGGATAGATGGACTAAAATGAACAGAATTAAATCAAAAAGATTAGAAAAAGACTGGACCCAAAAAACATTATCATTGGAAGCTGGTCTTTCAATAAATTCCATAGTGGCCTATGAAAGAGGGACTAAAAGTCCAACTATTAGAGCACTTGAAAAAATCGCCAACGCTCTTGGCTGTTCTGTGAAAGATTTGGTTTCTGACGAATAAAAATTTCACACTGCACCATGACAACGGAATACAGGCAACACGAAATTAAACGAAGGGAGATGATAAATTTGAAAGCGTTTACAGACGAAGATAAAAAACAGCTTGCCGAGAAACTAAAGACTGCGATTTTCCGCAGGCTAGATGCTAAGACCGGAGAAGATAGAGCCCTGATAGACAGTAAAGACCTACCAGAGCTCATAAGGATACTAATTAGTCTTTAAGTTCGTCATAGGGAGTCGCTTCACATCTTTAAAAGAATATAGCACACCATACAAAGGAGACTATTTAGAAAATGACCGAACAAGCACTTGAACAACAGCGTGAAGAACTACGGGCGTCGCTGATGGACGCCATCCAGAAGATTGACGAATCCATGCAGAGGCCGCCGCGGCTGCTTGGCGAAAATGAGGCGGGGAAGTATCTCGGTGTCTCCGGCCGCACTCTGCGCGACTGGCGCGATAAGGGCATCGGCCCGGAGTATTTGAAGCTCGAAGGCAACGAGAAGCTCACGCGCTACGACATCAGGGAGCTCGACAAGTACATCGATGAACATCCGCGCCGAAAGGAGCGCCGGCAGTGAGCACGCCGGTCTATATGCTGTTTGTAGCCGTCTGTTTTGTAATCGGCGTCTACATGGGAGTTTGGGCCGCGGAGCGCGACCGCAGGCAAAAACGCATAGACAGCGCGCTGCATGAAAGAAAACTAATGCAGGAGAGTTTAGAAGAAGGGCAAATATCGAAAGAACACGCCGCTATGGCCTTGAAGTACATCCTTGAGGACATCGAGGCCAGAGAGCTCACTATCATGAACGAGTTCAGCGGCAACGACGGCGCGAAGACCGTTATCACCGCCTCGTACGAGGCAGGCGTATGACGATGGGCATCACGGCCGCGGAATTCTACGACAGGCGCGCTGAGCTTATAAAGCTGCACGAGGAAAACGCCGGAAAGCGCGGCTACGGCCGCGACGCCACGGCGCGAAAAATCGCCGCGCTGCTCGGCTTTGATGAAAACAGCTTCGACTACTGGGAGATAGATAAAACATATCTCTCACCGACCAGCGACGACGGGGCTATGCCGCTTTTCCCGTGCTCGATAAAAAAACCGTACGCCCGTACGTCATACCTGCACGTCAGACGCTGTCCTGCGGGACTGTTCAGCCCGGTTCTCTATCTCAAATACGGTAAAAGCTGGCGCAAAGAGTCGCCGTATATGACCGAGTACAGTCTCGCGTGGCCGCCGGTATGGGCCAACAACGTGCTTAGGACGGCCTTCGACGTATATGTTTACGACTCGTTCCAGGAGGCCGCCTTCACGGCGGTCGAAGAAGGAGCGTTCTGGCTCAGAGAAGAGAATGCGAACATACGCGCGCTCATAGATGGGATAGACAAAGGCGAAGGACCGCCGGAAGGAAGCTGCGTGACACGAGAGCAGCTGCTGCGTTCTTTCGAAACCAGCGCTCTTATGGAGACCTGGCTGCACGACCTCACGCCGGAGATACTTCGCATCGACGCAGAATACAAAGAGGCCGGCCAGGCCTCCGCCGAACCCGCGCCGCAGATATTGGAGCGTTACGTCTGCCCGCAGGTACCTGGCTCGCACGTCGCCGAAGTCGAGGACATAGACGGAGCACGCAAATATTTTGGTTGCGGAGATTGCGAAATCATCCCATGCCATGGCCCCGTTCCGGCAACGAATTTACCCGTTTCAATAACGGAATCGCCGGTTGTGATAACGGAACCTGAGCCGGAAGACACGGAATCCGGAGAAACGACTCTCGCCGTCTTCGTCGAGCCGGACGGACAGCAAAGGCTCGCCGGCGAAGAGATCCTCCCGACGGACGAGCCGGTCAAGCAGGACAAAGACCGCAGCGAAGCCAGAGACAAGTTCTCGCACCTACAGGCGAAGATACTGGCGGAAAAACGGGCCATCAAGGAAATCAAAGAAGAAGCGCTCGCTCCGCATAAAGACGAGATAAGCGAAAAGGAATCGGCCATCGAGCTCATGACCTTCGTCATGTCCCTCTACGAAGTCGAAGCCGCCATGGCGGAAGCGAAGGTGAAAAGCGAGCACGAAGCCCCGACCTACTGCGTATACGCCTACACGATAACCGGAGTCAAGGGCGTCAGCGTCGCGGTCGGCACGAAGCAGGATATACGCGACCTGGACTTCAAACATCAAAAAGTAGTGCATTCGGAAGTGCTTGCGGAGTTCAGAGAAGGAAAAGAAATCAAAGAGGAAGGATAATGGCAATCAACCTGAAAAGCACCAACACAGTCAAAATGAACGGCCTTAAGGTCCTGGTCTACGGTATGGCGGGCTCCGGCAAGACCACGCTCATAAAGACGCTTCCGGCGCCCGTCATCCTCTCGGCGGAAGGCGGGCTGCTCTCCATCAGCGGCGAGGATTTGCCCTACATCGAAATCAAGACTATGGCGGATTTACGCGAGGCCTACGGGTGGCTCGCCTCGTCCGAAGAGGCGAAGGGCTTCCGCAGCGTAGCGCTCGACTCCATCTCCGAAATCGCCGAAGTCGTGCTCGGAACGGAAAAAGCTCAGTCGAAAGACCCGCGCCAGGCGTACGGCGCGATGCAGGACATAATGACCGCCCTTATCCGCGACTTCCGCGACCTCCCCGGGCGGCACGTCTACTTTTCCGCGAAAGTAGAGAAACAGCAGAACGAACTCGGCCAGCTCCTTCACTCGCCCTCCATGCCGGGGCAGAAACTCGGCCAGATGCTTCCGTACTTCTTTGACGAAGTCCTCGCGCTGCGCGTCGGTCAGAACGAAAACGGCGAGACGATGCGCACGCTCCAGTGCGCGACGGACGGCATCTGGACGGCGAAGGACAGGAGCGGGCGGCTCGACATGTGGGAACCTGCCGACCTCGGCAAAATCATCGAAAAAATAGGAGGACAGGCGCAATGACCGAAGCTACATACGAACTCATAGAAGACCTCTACGAAGCCAAAGCCGCCGAAGACGCGGCGAAAGCGAAGCGCGTGGCTCTCGAGGCCGAACTCGCGAAAGCCCTCGAAGTGCCCGAACAGTGGGAAGGTTCGCAGACCCGCACCGTAAACGAATACAAAGTCTGCGTCAAGCGCGCGATTAACGTCAAGATAGACGCGGCACAGTTACAAGACATTACGGTCCGCTACGGGCTGAAAGAAGAGGCGGACAAGTCATTCCGCTGGAAGGCCGAACTGGACAAAAAAGGCTGGAACTCACTCAATCCCATGACACAGAATGTTTTCGCAGCCGCCATCACGAAAACCCCGGGCAAAGTAAGCATAACCGTTGAACTCAAAAAGGAGGACAAATAACCATGGCAATACTCGGAAACGACTTCGCGCAGGAATTTGCAAGCGTAAAACCGGAAGACTTCACCCCCGTGCCGGCGGGAGAATACGTCATGCAGGTGACGAAGACGGAGCTCAAACAGACGAGCACAGGCGGGCTCTGCATAAAAGTCCAGTTCGACATAATCGGCCCCGCCTACCAAGGGCGCAAGCTCTTTGCGAACTTCAACATCCGCAACAGCTCCGCGGAGGCCGAGCGCATAGGCCGGCAGCAGCTCAAAGCCCTCACCATCGCGGGCCGCGTGCAGGAACCGCTCCAGGACACGGATCAGCTGCTCGGCGCGACCGTCAGGGCGAGCGTAACGGTACGCGAGGCGACCGACAAATATCCAGCGAGCAACGACGTGAGGAACTACAAGGCTGTAGACGGAGCCGTGCCGTCCATGCCGCCCGCAGGCGACGCCGTAATGCCTCCCGCAGGCGGAGGCTTCAGCCAGGCGTTCGCGCAGCCGCCGCAGCCTCGTTCTAGTGCGCCAGACTTCAAGTGGTAGGCGGCAATGGCGGCTTTACCGGAGCCGCTCAATCAGGTTGACATACAGAGCCGCATAGACAAGTGGCACGAAGAGCACAGAGAGCCCCCGAGAGCGCATCTGGGGCTCTCGCTCTTGGGACACCCGTGCGACCGCTGGATATGGCTCAACTTCCGCTGGGCGGTTACAGAAAATTTTTCAGGCCGTATGCTGCGCCTCTTCCGCCGCGGACACCGCGAAGAAGAGACCATAGTCCGCGACCTCCGCGCCGCCGGCGTCGTGATCCGCTCGACCGACGCCGACGAGGACGGACAGTGCCGCGTAGACTTCGGCTGCCACGTATCCGGCTCCGTCGACGGAATAATCGAAAGCGGTGTGCCCGGAGCCGAAAAGACGCGCCACGTCGCGGAATTCAAGACGCACTCGCTCAAGTCCTTCCGCGAGCTCCAGAGCAAAGGCGTCTATGAGGCCAAGCGCCGCCACTGGTGGCAGATGCAGGGCTACATGCTCGGCACGAAGATAGACCGCGCGCTCTACATAGCCGTATGCAAAGACAACGACGAAATGTACGCCGAGCGCGTATATCTCGACAAGCCGAAGGCGGAATCCCTGATACGCCGAGGACACGGCCTCGCGCTGGCGGAAAGGATACCAGAGCCGCTCTCCGCCGACCCGTCGTGGTGGCAGTGCAAGCTCTGCGCGGCGCACGACTTTTGCTTTACGACGCATCTTTCGGAAGAGGTCAACTGCCGCACCTGCGCCCACGTCACGCCGACTAAAGAGGGGACATGGATATGCTCGCACGGCACGCCATACGAGCTTACGGTCGACGAACAGCGCGCTGGCTGCGACTGCCACACCGCGCATCCCGACCTCGTGCCGTGGAAATTCAGGGGCGGCACGGAAAACGGATTCTGCGCGCGATATGAGATAAAGGGCAGAGAATATCTCAACGGAAGCCCGTATCTCACCGATTGCGCCCTCACGACGCACGAACTTTTAATAATCGACAAACAGGGCGAGAAAGACGAGGAGGTGCCCTTCTGATGGCTCTGAGAGATTATCAGCAGCGGGCGATCGACCTGCTCTACGCATGGATGAGATACAACGCAGGCAACCCATGCGTCGTGATGCCCACGGGCAGCGGTAAAAGCCACGTCATAGCCGGTCTCTGCCGCGACATCCTGACGCGCTGGCCGCGGTCGCGGATACTCGTCCTCTCGCACGTCAAAGAATTGCTCGAACAGGACGCGGAAAAGATACTGCTCGCGTGGCCCGAAGCGCCGCTCGGCATATACTCCGCCGGCATAGGCAGCCGCGACGTCGGAATGCCCGTGACAGTCGCGGGGATACAGAGCGTGCGCGGCAAGGCCGAGATGCTCGGCTACGTCGATCTCGTAATCGTCGACGAAGCCCACACGATAAGCCACAAAGCCGAAGGCGGCTACAGAAAGCTCTTGGGCGAACTCAAGGGCGTGAACCCGGACATGCGGATAGTCGGCCTCACGGCGACGCCGTACCGTCTCGGCCACGGGCTTATCAGCGAGCACGGCGCGATATTCGACGGACTCGTCGAACCCGTGTCCGTCGCGGAGCTTGTGTCGCGCGGCTACCTCGCGCCGCTGCGCTCCAAGCTGCCCGCGGCGCAGCTCTCGGTCGACGGCGTAGGCCGACGCGGCGGCGAGTATATAGAGCACGAGCTTCAGCGGGCGGTCAACAACACCGACGACAACGAGTGCATAGTCGACGAAGTAATAGCGCGCGCCGGAGGCCGCAGGGCGTGGCTCTTCTTCTGCGCCGGAGTGGCGCACTCCATCGCCATACGCGACGCGCTGCGCGCGCGGGGCATATCCGCCGAGACCGTCACAGGCGATACGCCGAAGGCCGAGCGCGAGAGGATAATCCGCGACTATAAGGCGGGGCGCGTCACGGCGCTGACTAACGCCAACGTGCTGACGACCGGCTTTGACTACCCGGACATCGACCTCATCGCGATGCTGCGCCCGACGCTGAGCCCTGGTCTTTACGTCCAGATGGCCGGGCGCGGCATGAGGCTCAAGAGCCACACGGACCACTGCCTGGTGCTTGACTTCGCCGGAAACGTCAAGCGGCACGGTCCGATAACCGACGTCGTCCCGCCAAAGCATAAAGGGCCTGGCACGGGAGACGCGCCCGTGAAGGTCTGCGAACAGTGCGCAGAACTGGTGCACACTTCGGTCAAGGTCTGTCCCGCCTGCGGCTACGTTTTCCCGCCGGCGGAGAAGGAGCCTCTCGCGCTGCATGGAGAGGACATCATGGGCGGCCCGGAGGAGATGCGCGTGCGCGAATGGCTCTGGTACGTCAAGCAGAGCCGCGCCAAGCAGATAAACATGCTCTGCGTGAACTACTACAACGCGGAGCTGACGGGAGACAAGGTGACGGAGTATATAACGATACTCCACGACGGATACGCGAGATACAAGGCGGAGATAACGCTGCGCGACATCATAGACGGATGCGGCGCGGACATATCGCTCGCGAACGGAATAGACGAAAACTACCTGGAACAGCTAGCGGAGGTGCTGAATGATGCAGACGCGCCGGAAACGGTCACTATCAAAAAAGACGGAAGATATTACCGAGTGCTCGCCCGGCACTGGTAAACCGCTGCCGTCGGAGCATGAGGAGCAGTGCGCCTTCGTCTCGTCCTTCCGCAAGGCGTTCCCCGGCGTGCGTATAATCGCCGTACCGAACGGCGGATGGCGCGACATACGCACCGCCGCGCGGCTCAAGGCCGAGGGCGTATGCCGCGGCGTGCCGGATCTCTTCATCCCCGAGTGGGGGCTGTGGATAGAGATGAAGCGGCAGAAGGGCGGCGCCGTCTCCGACGCCCAGAAGGACTGGCTCGAATATCTCGACGGGATAGGCTACGGGGCCGTCGTGTGCTGCGGGGCCGCAGAGGCCATGAACGCCGTACTGGCGTGGCGGGAAGCTGTCAAAGATGGCTGTCTTAGCATCAGGCTGGGATAGGGAGATAAAGCCCGACGCGCCGGAAGAACAGCTCGCGGCGGCTATAACCTCCTCCGGGCTGAATCCGGAGAAGAGCCTCCGTATCGTCCTCGACGGGAAAATACATCGCTTCCCGGTCGAAGGAGATAAGGGGACGGAGAAAGCCGGCTGGTACGTCGGCTTCGGCGACAACATCCCGGCCGGCATGTTCGGCTCATGGCGCGGCGGTTTCGAGCAGCGATGGCGCGCCGACGTCGGGAGAGAATTGTCCGCCGAAGAGCTCGCGGCCTACGAGGCCCGCATAGCCGAAGCGATCGAGATAAAAGAGGCCGAGCGCCGCAAATATTACGAGCAGATAGCGGAGGCTGTCAAAAAGATACTCAAGACGCTCGAACAAGCATCGCCGGAACATCCGTATCTCGTGAAGAAGCGCGTCGGCTCGTACGGGATATACGAGACGGGAGACGGGCGGCTCATGCTGCCGGTCGTCAAGGGCGGAGAAGTAGTCTCGGCGCAGTATATAGACGGCGACGGCGGGAAGCAGTTCCACGGCGGAGGCGAGATAAAGGGTGGGTATTTTCCGCTCGGCTCTTTGCCTCCGCAGGGGACGGTCTACGTCGCGGAGGGCTACGCGACCGCTGCGAGCGTCTACGAGGCTACGGGACGCACGACGATAGTCGCCCTCAACGCGGGGAATATGCCCGTCGTAGCGAAGTGGCTGCGCGGAAAGCTCGGCCCGGCGCAGGAGATCGTCATAGTCGGCGACAACGACGAAAGCGGAACCGGACAAAAAGCAGCGGAGGAAGCCGCGCACCTGTGCGGCGGACGGGCTGTGATCCCGCCCGAAACGGGAGACGCGAACGACTATGTCAACGCCGGCGGCGACTTGAAGGCGCTGCTTAAAGGCGGCAGTTCGTGGCTCGTCTCTGCCGACGACTTCTGCGCGAAGCCCGCGCCCATCGCGTGGCTCGTGAAGAAGTGGATCCAGTGCAACGGCCTCGCTATGGTCTTCGGTGATTCTGGCTGCGGAAAAACCTTCGTCGTGCTCGACTGGGTGCTGCGCATAGCCTCGGACGTAAACGACTGGGCGGGGCTCAAAGTGCGGCATGGAGGCGTCGTCTATCTTGCGGGCGAGGGCCATTACGGCCTCAAGGCGCGCATAGCGGGCTGGAAGCTGTATCACAAGGTCGAACGCCTCAACGCCTGGGTATCGTCCTCGGACTGCGAGCTGAACACGCCTGAAGGGCTCGCGCGTACCATATCCGAGATACGGAGCCTCGAGGCGGAGAAAATATCCGTCATAGTCGTAGATACGCTGCACAGGTTCCTCGTAGGCGACGAGAACAAGGCCGTAGACGCAAAGACGATGCTCGACGCCTGCTCGACCCTTTCGAGAACCTTTGACTGCGCTGTGATACTCGTGCATCACACAGGCGCGAACCAGGACGCGAAGGGGCGGGCCAGAGGTTCTACCGCGTGGCGCGGCGCGCTCGACAACCAGATACTCGTCACGACGAGCGGCGACAGGATAAAGCTCGAACAGGTCAAGAACAAGGACGGAGAAATAGCCGAACCGGTCTACCTCGAGAAAATTCCCGTCCATCTGCCCGGCTGGTACGACGACGACGGAGAACCCGTGTCCACGCTCGTGCTTGAGCAGGATGAGGATGGGGCTGAGAAGGAGACGGCGAAGCTTACGAAGTCGCAGCACTTCGGCCTTCAAACTTACCGCGAGGCCGCTGAAAAGTATGGCGTGCTCGACGAACGCGGCGAATTTGCGGGCGTGCGTGAGAGTGATTGGAGAAAAATTTTTTATGAGCGCAGCGGGAATATGAAGCCTGATACGAAACGGCAAAACTTCTACCTTATGCGTAAAGAATTGTCTGGACTTGGAGAAATAACTTGTGATGATGATGTTTATCAACTCTCGGACGAGTATGAGCTTGAAAAAGTATACATCAGAAAAATCCTGCAAAAGAATCATACGGAGGTGTGAAACGTGAAACAGCGTGAAAAACTAAAAAACGTGAAAATTTCACGCTTGCGCCCTTTTCCTTGCGTGAAATGCGTGAATATATCCTTTAGGATATTCACGCATTCACGCTAAGGGTTCACGCATAAAAATGGAGAATGCTCATGCAAGAAATCATAAAACCATGTCGCTGCGGAAATGAAAGTGTGTCTGTAATTATGACAATTCGAGGAACTACCATCTACTGTACAAAATGCGGAAGCTCGACGACACGGGGGACGCGGGAGAAGGCGGTCAGGGCTTGGAATGAAAAATGCGGAAGGAGAAAGAGAAGAAAATGTCGGGAAAAGTAACAATAGGCGTCGACCTTGGCGCGAAAGGCGGGATAGCCGTACTCGAGACCGCGACTGACAAGCGTTTGATAGTGCTGTTGGCCGCGCCGGCGCCGCGCGATGCGATGGAGTTGCGAGCGCTTGGCGAGAAACTGTCGCTTTACTTTTCGGAATACAGATGCAGAGCCTACATCGAACACGTTCACGCGATGCCGCGTCAGGGCGTGTCTTCGATGTTCTCGTTCGGCCGCAGCGTCGGAATATGGGAAGGTTTTCTCGGTGCGTGGGGGGTACGCTGCGAATACGTCGCTCCGCAAAAATGGCAGAAGCTCACCGCGCCGATGGCCGGGCTTACCACGAAAGACAGGTCGATACGCTTCGCGGCGGCGGCGTTCCCGAACACGCCGCTCGTGCCGAAAGGCGCTCGAAAACCAAGCGACGGCATAGCGGACGCCCTCTGCATCGCTTATTACGGAGCCAAGACAAGAGAGGCTGCTGAGCAGGAGGCTGCAAAATGAGCGTAAAACAAAAGACCATCATCTGTGAAGTCCGTTACTGCGATTACTGTGACAAAGAACTCACGCCTAAGAACACAGGAGAATTTTACATTGTTGCGCACTGTAACGGCGACGTCTGTTACGAAGACGCATTAGGCGACGTTTGCAAAGATTGCGCAGAGGCGATGAAAAGGGCGTTTTACGGCTTAATGGACAAGGGGCACTTTGCCGAGCGTTACGACGACGATAAAACTAAAGATTTTGCCAGAATAGCGCTCCGGGAGTATGTCAAAAAGCACGCACACGCGAATGAACAAGGATAACGACGCATGGCGACGCTCCTAAGATGTCCATTCTGCGGTGGAAAACCGGTTGTTGTCGTGCATCACACGAAGCTCTACGGCGACTGCAAAGAGGTCATCTGCTCAGAGTGCGAGGCGACTGTCTCAGACTTATGGGATTACACAAAAGATGACAACGGCATCCGCAAACGCGACGCCGTCGAGGTCTGGAACAGCAGAGTAAGGTAATACTATCAAAGGGAGGACAAGCAACTTATGGGACGTAAGCGCACAAAGATATGGATTTCGAGCCGCGTCAGGCTCATAAAGGAGCTTATCCTCCTGTTTCTGGACACGCATCCGCTCGGATTCAATGTTTTGACCGGCACAGCGCGCTGGCCGGACGATGAAGAGCTTGCGGAGTGGCTGTCGTTTGTATTCTCCTCGCGCAGCGAAGACGTGCATGTGCAGAGCGAACCGTCGGTTTTTGAAGCGCAGCGGCGCATCGAGAGTGCGGAAAGCGCAAAGCGTGCTTTCGAGGCGTTTGCGCAGTACGGCGGCGGGGCGCGCGTGTACGCGGTCATGGAACAGTACCGCAAGGCGTACCCTGACAACTACGAGCTACTGCGCAAGGTCGGCAATGCCGGATTGCCTGGCGCAAAGTCGCTTGAGGCCGTCGCGGGCGAGTATTACTGTGACGTAAAAACTCTACGCCGGCGTGAGGCGGCGATTGCCGAGGATATAGCGAGCGGCGTCGTCTATGGCGACGGCACGAGCTTCAGCCTGCTGCACGACTCGGACAAGGATGAGCATAACGAGCGCAACCGCTGGCGCGGAACGGAGAAAATTAATTCGCCCTGAACTTGCCCTGAAAAGCGCGCCATAATGCCCTAACAATGCCCTGTACTTACGGAATTTATGCGATATGATGATAGCGTGGTTTTTTGAGTGACAGGCGTAAGGGCAAACGGTTCCTCCCACAAAACTATCTCCTTTCTGTGTAGCCGGGCCGCTATTCGCGGTCCGGTTATTTTATTGACACGTACGTAAAAACGTACGATAATAATGCAGAAGGAGGCGAGGCAATATGATTATTAATGCGACGGCTGCCCGTCAGAATTTGTACAATGTCATTGACGAGGTTATTACAACAGAAGAACCGACATTCATAACGTCAAAAAAGGGAAATGTCGTCATGTTGTCCGAGAACGACTACAAGGCGATAAACGAGACATTGTATCTCCTTTCCATTCCTGGGATGAGGGAGAAACTTATCGACGGACTGAACACGCCGCTTGATGAATGCGTGGAAGACCCCGATGATGAATGAACCATGGAAAGTCGTTTACACGAAGCAGGGGCTCAAGGATAAGAGGACTGCAATTAGCGCTGGCTTCGGAGATAAGGTGAAGGAGCTTATAGGGATATTGAAAGAAAACCCTTACAAGCCCTATCCGCCATATGAAAAGCTGGTCGGTGACCTTAAAGGAATGCTTTCCAGAAGGATAAACCGACAGCATAGGCTTGTGTATGCCGTGTACGAAGCGGAACATACCGTAAAAGTCATAAGTATGTGGGAGCACTACGAATAATAATTAAACACAAATTATCAAATCGCGCGTCCGTGAGGGAAACCTTGCGGGCGCGTTTTTTATGGGCGGTGAGGTTATGGCGAGACGGCCATTCTACGATTCGGCGGCGTGGCAGAGATGCCGCGACGGATATATCGCGTCAGTCTTCGGTATCTGCGAGAGGTGCGGGCGGCCGGGCTACATCGTGCATCATAAGCAGCCCATCACCGACGGCAATGTGGACGACCCGGAGATCACGCTCAACTGGGACAACCTCGAGTATCTCTGCCTTGAGTGTCATAACAGAGAGCACTTCGGCACGGAGCCGACGCGTGAGGATGTGCGCTTCGACGCCTCGGGGCAGTTAATCAAGGCCTAGCCCCCCTATTTCGCGCCGACCGGGCAAAATCCGGCGACCGGCGTGGGAGCTTTGAAAAATACGCAGGGTGCGCGCGTAACCCCCTGCCTAAAAAGGAGTTGACAGCAAAAATGGCGAAGCCGTCTAAAGAAACGCGGATAAAGAGAGAACAGAAACGGCTCGATGCCATCTTTGTTGCCCGCTCCGAAAAAGAACAGGCGGCTCTCGAGCCGCTTATCAAGCGCGCGGCCTATATGCGCGTGACGCTTGAGGATATGGAGGCCGACCTCGACGAAAACGGCTTCGTCGAGATGTTCACGCAGTCGGACAAGGTCGAGCCGTACGAGCGCGAGCGTCCGATAGCGCGTCTTTACAATACGATGAACAAGAACTACCAGAGCATCATGAAGCAGCTTACGGAATTTGTCGAAAAAGAGCCGCCGAAACCCGACGACGGGGACGGATTCGATGACTTCGTCAACTCACGCGACTGACGGCGGCTACATCCGCGAGTATTACCGGCAGATAGCCGCCGGCGAAGTGCTCGTGAGCGACAAAGTGCGCCGCGTCTATAAAGAGCTGGTTCGCCTGCTTGACGACGATTCTGGCGAGTGGACCTTCGACGAGCGCCGCGCGCAGCATCCGATAACGTTCATCGAAAAATACTGCAAACACAGCAAAGGCAAGCTCGGCGGCAAACCGTTTCTGCTCGAGCTGTGGCAGAAGGCACTCATCTCTGCGCTCTTTGGATTCGTGAGCCGCGACGACGGAACGCGGAAATACCGCGAGCTCATTCTCATGGTGGCGCGCAAGAACGGCAAGTCCGCGCTCGGCAGCGCGATTGCGCTCTATATGCTCCTCGCGGACGGCGAGAACGGGCCGGAAATAGTATCAGCTGCCACGAAGCGCGAACAGGCGAAAATAATCTGGCTCGAGAGCAAGCGTATGGTGCGGAAGTCGCCGGTGCTTTCGCGGCGATGCCGGTGTCTGGTCGGCGAGATAGACTGCGACGTCAACGACGGCGTATTCAAACCGCTTTCATCAGAGTCCGGCACGCTCGACGGCCTCAACGTCCACTGCTCGCTCATCGACGAGCTGCATGCCATTGAGGACACGAACCTCTACGACGTAATCGTGGACGGCATGAGCGCGCGCGAGCAGCCGCTCTCAATCATCGTCACGACGGCCGGAACGGTACGAGAAAGCATCTTCGACCGTAAGTATGAGGAAGCCGAGCTTATCATCAAGGGCTATGAAGATCCCGCGGGCTACAAAGACGACCGCGTGCTCCCGATAATCTACGAGCTCGACGTGCGCTCCGAGTGGACGGATGAAAAATGCTGGGCGAAGGCGAACCCAGGGCTCGGAACGATAAAAGAGCTTCGTACGCTCGCGGAAAAGGTCGAGCGCGCGAAGAAAAATCCGCGCCTCGTCAAAAACCTCGTGACGAAGGATTTCAATGTGCGCGAAACGACGTCGGAGGCGTGGCTCACATTTGAGCAGCTCGACAACACTGCGACGTACGACATCGCGGCGCTCGCCCCGCGCTACGGCATCGGCGGCGCCGACCTGTCCAGCACGACCGACCTCACCTGTGCGACGATGCTCTTCATGGTGCCGGACGACGCGCATATCTACGTCATGCAAATGTACTGGATACCCGAAGACCTACTCGAGCGCCGAGAAGCCGAGGACCGAGTGCCCTACGCGCTGTGGCGCGAGCAGGGGCTTCTGCGCACCTGTCCGGGCAATCAGATAGACTACCGGCAGGTCGCGGACTGGTTCCGCGAGGTGCAGGACGAACACGGCATATACCTTGCCGCATTCGGTTACGACGCGTGGAGCGCCGTGTACTTTATCAAAGAGATGGAGACCAACTTCGGCAGCTACGGCATGGAGAAGGTCATCCAGGGCAAATACACGCTCTCCGCTCCGATGAAGGCTCTCGGCGCGGACCTTGAGGCGAAAATCATAAATTACAACAACAATCCGATACTCAAGTGGTGCCTGTCGAATACCTCGATAGATGTCGATAAGAACGACAACATCCAGCCCTCGAAGGGGCGCAGCGAAACGCGCCGCATAGACGGCATGGCGTCGCTGCTCGACGCCTACGTGGCCTTCTGCCGCCACCGCGAAGAATATTTGAACCTGATTTGAGGTGATGCCCATGTTTAAGTGGCTTGCGAAGATTTTTAACCGCGCCCCGAGCCGCGTACGCTACGAAGTCATACAGGACAGAGGCAACGGTTATTACCAGTGGGGCGGAGAGCTCTACAAGTCCGACATCCTGCGCAGCTGCATACAGCCGCACGTATCAGCCATCGGCAAGCTCACGCCGGTACACGTCAAGGCGGAGGGCGACGAGGCGGATTATTTTTACATCCGCAAAATCCTCACGGAACCGAATCCCTACATGGCGGGCTGTATGCTCCAGGAAAAACTCGCCGCGCAGCTCACGCTCAACCGAAACGCCTTCGCCTATATCAACCGCGACCATAACGGCTATCCGATAGAGCTGTATCCGCTGCCGGTCATGAGCGCCGAGGCTATCTACGACAGGGGCTATAACCTCTATCTGCGCTTCGTGCTGCGCAACGGGCGTATGGTGACGTACCCGTATCGCGACGTGATACACCTGCGGCGCGACTACTACGAGAACGACATCTTTGGGACGAGCGCGCAGGAGGCGCTCACGCCGCTGATGGAGCTGGTCGGTACCAGCGACAAGGGGCTCATGGACGCCATCAAAAACGGCGCGATAATCCGCTGGCTCGTCAAATGGAACCAGACGATAAGGCCGGAAGACCTTAAAAAGCAGGCCGAGAACTTCGCGGAGATGTACCTCTCAACCGAAGGCAACGGCACGGGCGTCGCCGCGACCGACGCGAAAGCCGAGGTGCAGCAGATAAAGCCGAACGACTACGTCCCGAACGTCCTCCAGACCGACAGGACGGAGCGCCGCATATACAGCTTTTTCGGCGTCAATCAGAACATCGTGCAGAACTCATACACCGAGGACGAGTGGAACGCCTTCTACGAGGCACAGATTGAGCCGGTCGCCAAGCAGATGAGCGACGAGTTTACGCGGAAGCTATTTTCGCCGCGAGAGCGCCAGGCCGGACACCGCATCACCTTTGGCGCGAACAGCCTGCAATACGCCTCGATGAGCACGAAGCTCAACCTGCTCCAGATGGTAGACCGCGGTGCGATGACGCCCAACGAGTGGCGCGAAGTGCTGAACATGGCGCCAATCGAAGGCGGCGACAGACCGATAAGGCGGCTCGACACGGCCGTCGTCGGCGGAGGAGGTGAGGAAGAATGAAGGAGAACCTCAGCACGCTGCTCCGAGTGCGGAATCTCGCAAACGGAGACGCGGCGCTCTACTTTTACGGCGAAATCGTCTCCGACTGGTGGGAGGCGTGGAGCTCGGCAGACAAATACCCCGAGGCCATCCGCCGGATGCTCGACGGGCTTAGCAGCGAGCATCTGCACATCTACATCAACTCTCCCGGCGGCTCCGTCTTCGCCGGCATGGCAATCTACAACATGCTGAGCCGCTACAAGGGGCGCAAGACGGTCCACGTCGACGGCATCGCCGCGAGCATCGCAAGCGTCATAGCGATGGCGGGCGACGTCATCGAGATGCCCGAAAATACGATGCTCATGATTCACCGCGCGTGGGCTTCGGTTTCCGGCAACACGGAAGAACTTGCGCGCTACGCTGAGCTGCTTGCAAAAGTCGACAACGCCGTTGTGTCGGTTTACTCCGAGCGGCTCAACGTGACGGACGACCTTGAGCGAGTAATAGAGCTCATGGGCAAGGAAAGCTACCTTTCCGCGGCGGAGACTGCCGCGCTCTTTCGCGGAGTGAGTATCAAGCCGCCTATACAGATGGCGGCCTGCACAAAGAACGCGGGCGCGATATACGCCGCGTCTATGGAATACGAGCGGCTCCGGCTGCTTGAAATGAAAAACACAGGAGGATAAGAAATGAAAGATTACATAGAAAAGCGCCAGAAACTTATGGACGAAGCGCGCGAGGCCCTCAACTCGGGCGACCTCGCGCTCGCGAAGGAGAAGCGCGAGGCGATAGAGTCGCTCGACGCGGATAAAGAAAAGCACGACAAGGAAGCCGCGAGCCTCAACGCGCTACTCGCGATGAAGGTCAGCGCTCCGGTGAATATCGAAGACAAGAGCGTCGAACCGGAGGGCGCGAAATCCGCCGAGAAGACCGGCGGCCCGCGGGACGAAGAGGCGCTTTACCGCACCGCCTTCGCACGCACGCTCATGAACCAGCCGCTCAACGCCGACGAGAGCGCGGTGTTCGCGCGCATGAACAACGGCCTAGAAGTACACGGCGCGCTCCAGACCGCCTCAACGCACACCATCGTCATACCGAACACCCTCGTAGAGCAGATATGGAAGGAGATGGGCGAGGCGCACCCGATACTCCGCGTCGTGCCAAAGACCTACGTCAAAGGCAAGCTCACCTATCCGCGCGAAAAGGACGGCGGAGACAACGCGACGTGGTACAACGAATCGACCGAGGTCACGTCCGGCTCCTTCGAGCTCGATTCGATAGTGCTCGACGGATATGAGCTCGCGAAGTCGATACTCATCTCGTGGAAACTCGAAAAGATGTCCATAGACGCGTTCCTGACCTATATCGCGAACCTCATCGCCGAGAAGATGGGCAACGCGCTCGCGGCCGCCGTCGTCTCCGGCACCGGGACCAATCAGCCGCAGGGCATAGTCACTGCGCTCGAGGCCGAGAGCAGCACGCCGCAGGTCATGACGTGGACGGCGAGCACCGACGAGGTCGACTACGCGAAGCTCACGGAGTTCATGGGCAAGATACGCAGCGGATATTCTTCCGGCGCCGTCATTTACGCCAAGAACTCGTTCATATGGAACGTACTCGCGAACCTTCTCGACGAAACGGGACGCCCGTACTTCATCGCCGACGTTATCTCCGGCGGCGTCGGCAGGCTCTTCGGCCATGTCGTCTACGAGGAGGACGCGGTTCCGGCGGACGCCATGCTGCTTGCGAACGTCCAGCGCGGCTACCGCATGAACGTGCAGGAGGAAATCTCGCTGCTCCGCGACGAGTATATGACGAAGCGCCAGACGGAGTTCATGGGCTACGCGATACTCGACGGCAAGCCGATAACCACGAAGGCGTTCGTGTACCTAAAAAAATCAGCGTAACCGTAGACCCTGAATCAGCCACGTTCAGCAAGGGCAGCCCGGCCGACGTGGTGTTTACGGTTACAGGGGCGAACAGCATAACGGGAATTAAGGACGAGACGCCGGCGACGGTCGAGAGCACGAACTACACCTTCAGCGGAGGGAAGCTGACGTTCCTCGACGACTATCTCTCAACTCTCGGCGAGGCGGAGCACACCTTCGCCGTCACGGCCGACACGGGGACGTTCAGCGTCAAAATCACCGTGGGGGCGTAAGCCATGCCGCTCACGCTCGACGACCTTAAGCTCTATCTTCGCGTCCCGGACGACACGGACGACGCGCTGATAAAAAGTCAGCTCGCGGCGGCGGAGGCGTATATCGCGGGCAAGGTGAGCAAAACGCAGAGGCTCGTCAAAGACGGCGAGCCTCTCGCGCTCGCCGACGACGAACTGTACCGCCAGTGCGTCAAGCTTATGGTCGCGCACTGGTACGAGAGTCGTGAAATAGTCTCGTCCGGCTCCGCGGCGCAGTCGCCGGTGCGCCACACAGTGGACGCGATACTCGCGCACATTGAAGGCTGCGGTGACTACGCATGAACCCGGGCGAGCTGAGGGAGCGGATAACCATATCAAGGCCGAAGACAAGCGACGACGGCATAGGCGGCTCGGTGCGTACGCTTGAAAAGCTCTGCGACTGCTGGGCGAAGGTCACGGCGACGCGCTCGCGCAGCGGAATCATCTCCGGCCGTGACCTCGAGCTGCGCACGCACCAGGTCACGATTCAGCTCGGCAAAATCGAGCCGGAAAACGGCGACGTGATAACATGGCGCGGCAAAACGCTCACCGTCCGCGCCGTGCGGCCGGACTATGCGCACGCCGTATGCGAGATGGATTGCAGGATGGAGGCGTAGAATACAGTGGCGCGCAGCATAAAAATGCCCGAAGAAGCCATCCGAGACTTGCGCAAGCTAGCGAAAGGTGCGCTCCGAGACTGCGTCTATCCACATCTCCGCACTGCGACGGACGCCGTACGCGACGAGGCGAAACGGCTTGCGCCGGTGAAAACCGGCGCGCTGCGCAACTCCATAAAGGCGCGGACATGGAAAGACGACCTAAGCGGCGTCGTATATGCCGACTATCCAGAGACATCGCGCCGCACGAAGCGGAGGACGAAAAAACAGCGCGCAGGCGCGCGCGTTTACTACGCGACCGCAGTTGAATACGGACATAAACAGGGGAGCAAGACAGTCCCCGCGCAGCCCTTTCTGCGGCCGGCAGTCAAGGCAAAGCAGCGGCTTATTCGCAAAGAGCTGACAGATGCCATGAAGGAGGCGCTCAAAGATGTCTGATCTTATGAAATACGGCGAGCTCTATAAGGCGCTCGCGGAGAACGAGGCGCTCATGGCGAAGGTCAGCGGCATATACGACGAGCCGCCGGACGACGCGGCGTCTCCGTACATCGCCGTCGCGTCGGTGCAGAGCGTTAATGACGAACTCCTAGATAACAGCGGCTCAGAGGTGACGGTCGACCTCGACGTATGGGCGCGCGCAAGCGCCTCCGCTGGCGGGCGCAAGCAGATACTTGAAATCAACGACCTGATAATCGCCGCAGTGCCCTCTTGGGCGCTCTACGACGGCATAGAGATAATGCGCGACGCCGCCGAACCCGACTGGTGGCACGGCGTCGCGACGATACGATATTACGACAGGAGGACTGACTGATGGCCAGACAGCTTGCAAAAAACGCTCAGCTCATGGTCTCGGAAGACGGAGTCGGCGAGCCCGACCTCCTCGAAGCCCTGGCGAGCTGGAGCTACGACAAAAGTAAAACAGAAGTGGACGTGACCGGAGTTTTCGACAAAAACAAGCAGTACGTCCCGGGGCAGGGAGATGCACGCGGCGAGTTTACGATAATCGTAGACCCCGAGAGCGAGACGCTCCAGCTCATTGAGGGAGCGCAGAAAGACGACACGCTCATATACATCTTCTACCGTCCGGACGGCACGGGCGCGTCGAAGCCGCAGGATAAGATACCGGCCTATATAACGGGTCTCTCTTACTCGGCGTCGGTCGACGGGCGCGTCGAGGCCGCCGTCACTTTCGTCGCCGGCGGCGACGTCGACAGCACCGCGCAGGCGAGCGTCTAGGAGGGACAGTCATGCGAGAAGTCACTATAAACGGTAAAAACTATAAAATCGAGTTCGGCCTCAACGCGGTCTGTATGCTTGAGGACACGATGCATCAGCCGCTCAGTGCTATCATGCAGCAGATTTCGAATGGCGTGCTGGACCTGCGTCTCATCCGCGCTATATTCTGGGCCGTACTGCTTGCGAACAATCGCGGTATGACGCTCGAACGCGCCGGCGCGATACTGGACCAGGCCGACGGCGACTATCCGGCAGTGTACGCAGATATAGTCGGCGAGCTCACAAACTCGTTCGTCCTGCGCATCATTCCGCTCGCCACGCAGAACGGCGAAGACGCAAAAAACGCGGAAGGGACTGCCTAGACGAACGGCAGTCCCTATTTCTAATGGCGCTCGGCCCGCTTGGGCTGAGCCACGAAGACCTCTGGCACGTTACCAGAGGTCAGCTGTCCGACCTCATCCACGCATACAACTACAAAAGCTATCTTGCGAGGCGCGAACGCGCGGAGCTCGCCGTATTCGTGGCGCTCTATCAGGGTAAAAAGCCGCCGTCGATAGAGAAGCTCTGCGGCGAATGGGAAGGCGGTCGCGTAATGACGCCGGAAGAGGCGAACAGGTACAGGCTCGAGAAGATAAAGGAGACGGCCGGCGATGGCAAGTACGACTCTGCAATATAGAATAACTGCGAACATTTCCGCAGCCGTGAGCGGCTTTAGTCAGCTCGCACAGCGAGTAGAACAAGCGAATAAGCGCATCAACAAGAGCATAGACGCGACCTTCGGGAAAAATGCAGTCAGAATGTCTCAGAGCCTGTTGTCCAGCGTAAAATATGCCGCCGCCGGCCTCACGGCTCTTGGCGTCGCCGCCGTGAAAATGTCCGCCGATTTTCAGGTCGCCCAAAAATCTATGACCGTATTAACAGGTTCGGCCGATGCTGCGCAAAAGCATCTCCGTGATCTGGAGCGCTTCGCAGCCACAACGCCGTTCGATTTCGCGGGGCTTGTCGACGCCTCGAAACGTTTGCAGGCTTACGGCTTCCAGGCTGAGGCCGTCATCCCGATACTCAACAACGTCGGCAACGCGGCTGCGGCGCTCGGCCTCGGTCAGGAGGGCATAGACCGCATAACTCTCGCGCTCGGTCAGATGGCGTCAAAAGGCAAAGTGTCAGCCGAAGAGATGCTCCAACTGACTGAGACAGGCATCGCAGGCTGGCAGATGCTCGCTGACTATACTGGGCAGTCCGTCGCGGAAGTGCAGGCGCAGGCGTCAAAAGGAGCCATATCAGCACAAACGGCACTTGAAGCTATTTTTACCGGCATGAGAGACCGCTTCGACGGCATCATGGAGGAGTCCGCGGACGAGATACCGTACCAGCTCAGCAATATGCAGGACTCCATATCAAGCATCATGCGCAGCATAGGCGACTCCATAACCGAAGGACTCGACCTAAAAACGAAGATGTCGGACGTCTCGACATATCTCACCGCTCTGTCACAGGAGATAAAGACGAGCGGCGTTCGCGAGGCGTTCAAGAAGCTCGTGCCGCCGGAAGTACAGGGTGCGATTGCAGCCGTTGCAACAGCTATAACGGTCATGCTAATCCCGGCGCTTGCGAAGCTCGGCGTAGCCATGCTTGCGGCAGGCGGGCCGTTCACTCTTGTCGCCGGCGTCGCTGCCGCAGCCGCTTATGTGATTGTGACTAAGTGGGATGAACTCGGAAAATTTTTCGAAGACTTGAAAGACCGAATCGCCGGATTCTTTGATTTCCTCGCACGCAAAGGCGAAGAGGCTTCCGTGCGCGTCGGCAAGGTTGCTGATAATGTGAAAATGGATTTCAGCGGCCTGTTTTCCAGTAAAGGCGCGGCAGTCCGCGGCGGGCTGAACTTAGTCCCAGAAAATAAATCGGGGCTAAGCATTATGGAGCAAGCACGGCAGATTGTTCAAAAATATAGCGCCGGATTCCAAGTTGAAACCGACCCGACGAAATTTCTCGCGGGCTCTGTTGCCTCCACCGGCAGCGCGGTAAAAACTTCCGCCGCCGAAATAAAGGCGGCGGCACGGGAAGCCGAAAAAGCCGCGAAAGAGGCTATCCGCCTCGACGCCGAAAACGCCGACCGTGTCCTCGCGCGCATCGAGAAACAGAAAGAGGCCGCGAAGGAGCTCGCCGAAATATACGAGCGCGCCGACCGCGAGTATCTTTCCGGCCTCGGCTGGGAGAACTCGCAGGGGCTTCTTTCTAACTCGGACTACTTCAACATTCTGAATCAGCGCGTCGAAGAGCTTGGGCTCAAAGTCAAAGGAGCATTTAACATGACGGACGGCGAGAAGGCGCTTTTCAGCGACTGGCAGTCTGCCGGGACTCAGCAGCTGTCGGACACGCTCGACACGCTGAAAAAACGCTATGAATCCGGCGCTATCAGCGCAGGACAGTACAAAGCACAGATAGAGGCACTCAAACAGCAGTTCGCGGAATTGCCGCTTGCGGTCAAACTCGCAGGTGAGCAGCTTGCAAGCGTGGAGAGCCGCTATTTATCCGCGGGCCAGCAGGCCGGAGCCGTCTGGGAGGACGCGCGCGAAAGCCTCATGAATTTCCCGACGGGCATCGGCAGCGCCTTCGAGAGCGCCATCCGCGGCACGGAGTCGCTCAGCGACGCAATGCTCGGCCTCTTGCAGGACATCGGCGCGGTAATTGTCAAAGCGCTCATTATGCGCGCG